TGAAAGCATTTCGTTTGAAATCTTAATGAAACCAGGAATCTTTTCAACTTTAGTCCCACTTACAACATAATCCCATTCAATCATTGGCTTGGCTGCTCCTTCTGCTATAACAGTGGCAGCACCAACTACGTTGCGTTGTTCAACCCATTCGGCATAATTACCAGCTATTCCAAACACATTAGCACCATTCCTGACAGTGAATTGTTGTCTTACAAGTGGAGTAATGCCAGCCTCTCTGTCTGCTTGTGGAATTTGTCCTGTAACGTTATCCAAAAACGTCATCGAGGATAAAGTCTTAACCTGTACAAAACCGTCTTTCTTTGTTTTTAATGCAATAACTGCTTCTTCCAAAGCCTTTTTAAAATCCTGGCTATTGGTAGGTTTTACAGTTCCCATTTCTTTTATCGAGGTCAACTCTAAAGATATACGGTCAAACGCACCTGTTAATTTTTCAATTTCAGTTTTGTTTGCGGCAGTGTCTTTTATTTCGTTCAATGCTTTTTCGATAGGCTCAAGTCTTAATCTTAATCCTTCTTCATTAAGCGAACCCATGTTAAAGTCTTGGATTCCTTTCTTAATTTTATCTTCAATCTTTGCCAGTATGGCATTTTCTTTTTCTAATTCTGTAGTTTCCATTTTACTCAATTTTTAAAGTTTAGAAAATATATAATCTAAATTGAGTGCATTATCTTGCGGCTCTTTCAAAGGTGCTACAGAAGCGGCCTTTATGTATTTATTCAAATCTATTGTTTCTTCGTATATATCTACAACCTCACCAATCTTTGCATCACTTGTATAGATATGATCGTGGAGGTGTGGTATCATTTTTTTGCGTTCTTTAATTGATTTGCTTGGTGCACCTGGAAATAACATATCCAATTGTTCATCAATCCAATAAGCAGCATTCGCCACTACCTTAACCCTGGAATTATCATAATCCAGTTTTGTAACTTCCAAAGTCGGTGTCAATTCATTTGCGCCAAAAAGAACGGCTGAATTTTCAATTAACTTATATTCCTTAACCAGAAAAAAGAAACCATTATCAATAGCTTTTTCTTTGTTTATAGCCAAGTCTATGTTAGCAGTCCAGTTTTTATAATGTTCTTTATCTTCAGGATCGTTAACAGCCAGCATAATATTTACATATTGCAATCCAATTGAATGCTGGTTAACACCTTCAGCATTGTACATATTGAACATCTTTTCATTATAAGAACGTTTGATATTAGTATCAAACACAAGAACAGTAACAGATTTAAGCCTTTGGGCTTTTGTCATATCCTTTGTTGATATGTCCCCGAAATAACTTTCCTTCATTTCGTAAACGTGTGGCGTGCTCTTTTTACTGCAAATAAGACTTTCTTTGTTTATCCTAAGATACTCAAAGCGTTCTTTCATAGCCAGTGCTAATATAGGGGTTAAATCTATTTTCATTTTATTGTCATTAAGTCTTTTTCAATCCTATCAATCTTATCCTGAACAGCCTTCACTAATTTATCCTTAAGGATTCCGTCCGGTTTCTCACTCACTTCCTTCTTCAACTTGTTCAGTATTTCCAGTTCTTTGGTTTTGTTCTGTGTTTTCATTTTGATTTATTTTGTCTGGATTTCCTAATACCCTTCTGGCAGTGGCATCCGTAAACCCGTATATTTCTACTAATATAGCTACACCTGAATCATAGTCAGTTATACCAGTGGCCACACTATTTTGAACATTTAAAATGCTTTCAACACCTGATGCAGTGCCCCTCAAATTAGCTTGTGCTGATGCCTGTTCTTGACTTATTCCTGTTTCAACCTCTTCAACTATTACAGGGTTCCACGATGCATTAATAGGGTTATAAGTATAAAGTTTATCAAATTCAGGGTCTTTTATTCTATCTTCTCCACTACTTTCTAAATACTCATTTCTTGTTCTTATCCCTGCTTTTACATCTTCAAAGATCCTTTTATTTTCATCTATATTGGCCTTTTGTATGTAAGATATATTTGAAAAATCAGGTTTTAGTTTTAGCCTTGGCCACCATGTTTTTAACCAGTTTTCCAAATCATTAAACGTACTTTCGATTTCACTTTTAAAAGGATTATTATAAAAGTCGAGTAATGCCTGTTCTTTGTTATTGTAAGTTGAACTCGTACTATCAGAAAAAATCTTTGAGTCAATACCTTGTGCATCACATAGCCTTTGGAAATCAGCTTGATTGTTTGGATTAATTTGTAATTGCTGCACATTGAGTGAGGCATTGAACACCTTTAAAGGCAAATCAGTAATAAGATTGTTGTACTCATTTTTACCCCAGCCATATTTCTTCATTCGTTCCTGAACTGCCTCGATATTTTCTTTAACATTAATTGCCGAAAACTCACTAAGTCCATCTCCTGTAATAATTAAACGTGGCCCGTTCTTATACAAATTTACCTTTGCTCCGTACCCGTTTGATATTGATTCAATGTTCTTGCCGCATCCGCAATACCGACCTTCACCAAATAAATATTGATTGTTTAATACATTTGGATTTGTTTCTTTAAGATGTAAGATGTTTTCAGGTGTTGAAAATATTGGTTTTCTATTAACTTCGCCCGTGTCATAAACATATCTTACAATCTCATTCTGCCTGAAGTCTGTAGTATTTTTTACTTCTATAGATGTGAATTGTGGAGAGAATATAAATAAATACTTTGGCTTTGTCGTACCATCTACGCCCAAAGCAGAGAAAGCATTTATGATACCGTTGCCTAAAAGCCGTTTATAAAGAATCGTTGTGCTAAAAAAGTCATCCCAGCCCTGGTAATAGTTAGGATTTAATAGTAATTTTTCAACTTCAGGTATGGTGCAGGTAAATTTAACTAACCCTGCACCATCAGAATATTTTAGTATCGGTGCTGCAACCTCTGCAATATTATTAAAGTAATCAATTAGAAGATTGTTGTTCTGCTGTGTCTTATAAACATCTTTAAAGAAGTATCCGAAATTTCCAAAGCCTGCAAACAAGGCTGTACTTGATACAGACTGCGGATCATTGGCAGTAATAAACTTTTTTCGTGGCTTGAATAAGTTTCTTAAATTCATTATTCCAGAATAATGTACAAAGTTATAACATAATAAAACAAAAAAACAAATATTTAGAGAAAAAGATATTAAACTCTTTTATTATTTTATTGCCTTGCCTGTATTACTTGGAATTCAGCGAGAGGGATTTTTTGAATAAAAGAGTTTTAAGTCTTTTATTATTTGGTGTTTTAGTAGTGAGAAAATTAGACTAACTTATTGATTATGTGGTGTTTTAATTTATATATTTTTGAGACAATTTAGATAATCCAGCCAATGAGTCCGGAGCATCGTCTTTTAGTTTAAGCTTTTTATTTTCAGCATTATCATATTTGTATTGAAGTATTGAACTGTAGAACTGACCATACATCCCAGTCATTACGTTTAAGAATTTGAATTTTTTTATTATCCATGTTTCAGCCTGTATGATTATCCTTTGATGTTTTGACAATGTCGGTGGAGTTGGTACAGCTATAAGCCTGTTTCTATACTTTTCATAATACTTATGTTTGTCTTTTAAGTTAACTTCCGATGCATCCATCAACTGAAGTTCTTTTATTAACTGCTTCAAATATCCCAAACCCTGACCATTAGACTCAAAAGCAATCAAGTCAATATCATACTGTATAAGTTTTTCTATAATCATAGGGATTGTTTCATCACTTCTGCTTCCGGAATAGATTGCATCGAACACATAAACACAATTATCAGTTATCATTCCTACAGACATAGCTAAATAATCAGTACCCTGGTCTTTTACGTCAACCCAGGCAATCTTAGTTCCTGTTTTAATATCAATATCAAACATTGAAAATTTGCATAATTCTGAATCATTGAATACATTACCTTCCATGTCGGTACGAAGTCCTAACCCGTACACTCTCCATCTGAAAAGACTTGCCGTCTTATTAATTACATTTTCCTCGATTGCAGGGTTGTATGAATTAATACCATCAATAACGGTTTGCTCTAAATGCTTATTATTAAGATAAGTTGTGTTAGTGAACAATACGCCTGGAGTGCCTTCGTAATCAAACACCCAGTGAGTAGTTAATTTTGGGTTCCAATCAAAAATTATAAGCTTTCTACATCTCATTAAAAGACCAGAAACTTGACTTTTATCAAGTTCTAATGCCTCATTAAAAAACAAAATATCAGATGGATAGCCTTCAGTATTTTCTTCATCATCAAGACCTCGAAAGTAAATATTATTTCCAAAGAGATTAAATTCAGGCTTTGGATTCTCTTTGCCGATTAACTCAATGCCGTTAAGTGATTGCAGTTTTTTCCAGTCCTTTAAAGTAAAGTCTCTATTGTTGATAAGGGTATCACGTAAAATATAAATATCAAGTCCTTTGCCTCTGTTGTTATCGCAAATGTAAGTTATTAAATCGAATGTATCCCATGTTTTGCCTGCACGGGTTCCACCTT